GCAGATACCTTAAAAGTGCTGCCCGCTGTGGTGCGTACTGCCATGATGTTTTCCTTTCAGACATAAAAAAAGCCGCTGAGTAGCGGCTTACGGTGCATCCCGAACGGGCGGGAATTCAGAGAGTCATTCGACCCATGTAATCGTGTAATCGGCGGGCTGTGTCCAAACGCCCGCTTCGTTGTCTTTGTCGGTCGGCCCTAACAGTTCAAGCCGCGCCGACACAATCGTTTTTCCAGCGACAACCACCGAGTGCTTAAAGTCCAACAGCGCGCGAATCGCGGCGTGAATGGCCTGCACTTCGGCAACTGTTGCCGCTAGTGGGTTGATCTGTACTCGTGCGCGTGCGCGTTGTGCGCCCACCTGATACGCCACGACCGGCTGAGGCGTCATATCGACTACCTGATAAACCAGCGCAGGGAATGCGGTATTCGTTGGCAACTGCGACAGTGCGCGCCGCGTACTCACAAGCGCGGTGATCGTGGAATCGCCTAGCCATGTCGCCATGATCGTTTCAATGCTCATTGCTTCGCAACTTCAATAGGCAAGCGGCGGCGCAAGTAGTCAGCCATGGTTTGTAAAGACTGTTGTTGTTTTGTGTCGAACGTTCGACGCATAAACGGGTTTGGTTTAATGCCGGGGTGTGTCACCTTTTCGCGCGCCACGCCACCGAAGAAAAGAGACTTTTTCGCTTTTGGCTTGATCTCGTAAGGCCGTCCAACGGTGCGCCCGGTGCCGGTGTAGTAGCTCGCTGTTCCGAATTCAATAAGGTGCGCGTACCATGCTTTTTTGTCGCCAGCGACTAGGTGCATGCGCACCCAACCAAATTTCTGGCTTCTACGGCGAAACGATATGCGCAGGCTCTTTTTCAGGTCGCTGTCATCAACCGGCACTTTTAGTCGCGCCTCGTCTAGCATGACCTTTTGACCTGCACGCAAAGCGCCGCGCATTAGTTTTCCTTCGATTTTCGCGGGCAAGCTGTCTAGCACTTTCTGCAATTCAGCCAGTCCGTGAACCTCGATTTCAGCCACGTTTGATGATTCCGTCTTTCAGGTAATCAACCAACGCCGGGTAATCCGCTGGCACGGGCTGGCCTTTAGCGAATGCGCCGTGGTTGTTTTCACCGTTTTTTGCGAAAACATACTTAGGCTTCGCGGGCTTTTTCTCACTGTCCATCAATGCTTCCTTCGCTGCAATCAAAAATAATCTCCGTGCGGCGAAAATCAGGACGCGCCGCGATGATGCTAAAGATGCGAACGCCGTGAACAATGCGCCACGCGTCAGCGGTCATTGGTGGCATTAGCGTTTCCGAGTAACGAACCTGAATCGTTACGTTGATTCGTGATTCGGTGACGTTCGCGCGCAGCCGTTCGGCGCCGCTTACTGATTTGATGTTTGCCCAAACGGTGGAAACTGTTTCCCAACCGGTCACATGTCCGAATGTGTCGCGCGCGGTTGTTGGTCGCTGAATCACAACCGAATCGCGCAGCCGTCCCGCTCTCACAATGACCAAATCCGTTTAGTGTCGAGTAACGCCTTCACGCCTAGCGGAAGCTCTGTAACCGACACGCCGACAATCGATTGCTCGCGGTTTTCGTAGAGGTGCCCGATGATGAGTTTCATCGCGGCAATGACGGCGCTAGGCGTAGAGCCTGCGACATAACGCACCTTCACCACGTTTGCGGCTTCTAGCGTTTCAGGCCATTCCGTATCGTAAGCAGGAATCGCCCACGACTTTTCGGAATAGTCGTCTAGTGTGTACGCGGAACCGGACAGCGTTTGTTCTGCCTGATTCGCGTCGATGTACTTGATCGATGTGATCGATGCGACCGGCCCCATTGGTAATTCAATCGGGCCATCGGGAAATTCGTCTAGCGCGAGTTCCAGCGTTTGCGCACCTACCGCGCGTTGCAGGTAGTGCTCGCAATACTCACGCGCCGCAGTGATGAGCGCGCTAATCAACGTGTCTTCTGCCGTGTCGGTAACGCGTAAATGCAGGCGAGCGTCTGCCAGCGTCACCGGGTCGGTAGGCGCTGTTATTACTTTGAAGCCCATTAGACGCTCGCCAATGCCGCGTTAATCAGTGTTGCGACAGCCGTATATCCGGCGTCTTTCAGGTGCACGGCGTCGCTCGTGTAGTAGGTCGTGTCGGTTGCGTCGTCCAGCTCCGGCGCGAGGTCAAGCCGCACGATTGCATCAAAGCTGGCCGACGCAGCAACCAGCGCGGCATTGCCTGCGATGCGTTGGGCGTCATTGGCCACAAAGTGCTGTAGCGTGCAGGCGACAACTTTCATGCCTGCCGCTCGGAGCGTGGTCGAGTACGTCACCATGTCGGCAGACCACTGCGCGCCAGTTCGCACGCCCGACAGGATGTCGTTGGTGCCCGTGTACAGAATTGCAATCGATTCAGCGGAGCCCTTGCCAGCAACCATGTTCGCCGCCGTAATCGGTGGCGCACTGAACAGGTACGCGCCGCCATATGCCGCACTGCGCCACAAGCTATTCGGTCGATTGGTCATCTCGGGCCGGTAATGCCACGGCACGCCGGTCTGTGAGCCAGTACCAATGGAGAGCGAGTCCCCAAGAATATCCACGGTGCGCGTCACATCGACGGATGCGAAGTTCGCCCTTGACTTCATGTAACTGCGGAAGCTTGACATCTTCGCGTCGTCGAAGACGCTGTTGAACAACGCCATCTCCTGCATGCGCATCGGCCCCGGCAGTCCGCCTGCAAATGTACCGGTAAAAAGCCTGGTAACCGTAGCAGCGCTGAGCCCGGCGCGTGAGAACAGCACATCGTTTACCCAAATATCAAACGTGGTTCCGTTGTTTCGCCATGTCACGTAGCCTTTGCGCGCCCGATGACGTAGCCCAGTAGAGATGAATGTCGTGCCGTCAAACACATAGCAGTTGTGGTTCGACAGTCGATTTCCGGGTTGAATAGCAAGCGATGACCCCGGCGCTCCAAAATCAACAATCCCGGACTGCTCCGTACCGGGAATCCAAGCCACAAAACCACCAGAACTATTTGCGCGAGCTAAATTGACAGATAGCGCGGCGTTACGCAGCGTTGCGTTCGTCGTGCCCCCGTCCGTTCGCAGAAAGTAGTCGACGAACCCGCCGCTAGCCTTGTAGATCGGCCCGAGAGACGCGCCGACCTTGGAGATGTGATTTCCGCTGCCAGATCGGTCATCCCATCGCCCCACCATGCCGCCATCTACAACATTCCCGCCGGTGCCGTCCGTATTGACCTTGAGATAGGTGTTGTCGTCAGCCGTGAACCATGCGCCCGTGGTGCCGCCTGCGAATTCTATGGCGGGATTGAATGCAGCTACACCAGACAACGCGCGCTCAGTCGGCATCCGCAGCGCGTTTTTCAACGGCGAAGATAGCGGCGAAGTAAGCAGCATTACGAGCGGTCTACTCCGAACGACACAGTGCTAGCTTTTCGCAGACAGCGGAATGTGCCGATAGCAGACAACAAAAGCACCGGGTCTTGCGCTGTCAGTTCGCCAAAATCCACATAATTGCCGGTTGAGTCTTTGAACTGAATCAGCACACGCGAAGAAATCCCCGGAGAGCCGCGAAGGCTTAGCGTGGTCGATTCACCGGCGGCCAAAGTGAAGTCGGACGATGCAAGTTCGGTTATCCCGTCTGCAATGATTGATGTTGTTGCCACGATGTTTTCCTTTTTGTAAAGCCTTAATGAAAAGCGCCCCCCCAAAAGGAGGCGCTTCACGCTCTGGCCTAGGCTGGAGGGTTGGCCGTAGGCGACAACGCCGGTGAGCTAAGCACAGCAACAGCACTCAAGAGCGCAGCCGATGCGTTAGCAACTGGCGTAATCGTCAAACGGGTGTAGCGCTTCGCGCCCTTGTAGCCGAGTTTTCGGCACTCGTTGTCATCATCGAATTGGAAAGCGGCAAGCGCTTCCGTCCCGATTAAGTCGGCGTCAGCAACTGCCGCCGCGTCCGACAAGTTCGCGGCATCACCTTCTTCAAGCAACACAGTGAACGTGGCGTCAGCGTCGGCAATTGAGCCGGTTGCAATCAGGTACGTAAGGGAGTGATAACCCTTGCGGTCGATGATTTGACCGACTTGCGCGGTGGTGTCTGCGACGGAAACTGGCGAGAGCACGCGTTTCACGTCGATTCGGTTCAGGAGGTCTTTCATGTTTTTCCTTTCTTACGCCGCAGCGATTTTGAAGAGCTTGACAGCCTCGAATTTCGCAATGCCACCACCAACACGGCGACGCGTCAGGAAGCGAACATGCGGGAATGCACCAGCCGGATCGCGGAGCACCGAAACGCCCTTGCGGTCAATTACGTAGTAGGCTTGTTTGAAGTCGCCGAACGCAATCGGGAACGTGTTTGCGCCGATGTCAGGCATGAAGTCGTCAGTAACAACCGGATAGCCCAACAGGGTGCCGACAGCGCCAGCCATAAATGATTCACGGGTCATACCCCAAAGGTAGTTACCCTGTCCGTCTTTCAGCTTGCGAATCGAGCCGAGCGTCGTGTCGTTCATAATGAACGATGCGCCTGCGCGGTATTGACGTTTCAGCGAGTGAACCAAATCAATCAGGTAATCCGATGGATTCGATGCAGCCCAACTAGACGCGTTGCCCGATGCGACATAGCCGACATTGCCCCATGAGTACGAGGAGTTAGCGACGTTGGTGTAGTCGGTCAAACCGCGTGGGCCGTTGATGCCGTTGCCGCTGATGAAGTCGGAGCCTTCCATTTCCGCAAACTCAATACCGATTTCGGTCTCGAGGTCAGAGCCGACATCAATGGTTGCATCTTCCAATGCTTCCGATGTGATGCGTTGCTCAGAAATGTACGTTCCGGGCTTGAATTCCAACTCGACCCAACTTGGCGAAGTGCCGTTGCTAGGCGTGGTGTTTTCACCGCCGCGCGTTGCGCCAGAAGTGCCGGTCGTTTTGACGAGCTTTTTGTAAGTCGCCGAACCGATGTTGATAACGCGAGCAACTTGACGCATTGAACTGTATCGCTGTACGACACGATCAATCCCGGCTTCCATTTCGTGGCCTACGAGGTAGCCACCTTGAGTTGCGGTGCCTACGTTGACCGTTTTGCGTTCGGCTTCCGTCAGCGCCGATTCACCCTTGCGGATGTATTTGGCGTAAACGGCTTTGTAGTCGGCGTATTGGTCGGCGGTCAGTTCCGTAACCGGACGGCCACTTTCCATTGCCGCAGCTTTTGCCGCAAGGTTGAACGATTTCAGCGCGGTTTCGGCTTCGTCGGCTTTTTCAGCAGACATAACCGGGCGTTGCGATTTCAGTGTGAGTTCTTTCAACTCTTTGCTGGTCGCCGACAGCTCGTCATTGATTTTCGCGAGCTTCGCGTCAACCGCTGCCGTGCTTTGGCTTTTGGTGAGCTTTTCGATTCGCTCATCGTTGGTTTTTTTGAAGTCGTCCCACGCTTTACCTTGCGCTTCGACGAGACTTTTGATTTCGGACAAATCCATTTGGATTCCTTTCGATTACTTGGAGAGAACGGCGTTGCGTTGTTTGATCGCAGCCACCAATGCGCCCAATTCGTCAGAATCCCTCTGACCTGTTAGGGACTTGAAACGGCTGATAAAAGCCGTTGCTTGCGCGTTGCTCAATCGGCCTACGTCCCGTAGGAAGGATTCAGCATCGCGCACAGTTTTTATTGCTTCAATGGTTTTCACTTCGTCAGGAAGTGGCGCGCCCGTGAGCGCAGCAAGCGTTCGGCTTGCGGGGAAAAATTCGGTTAGTGATTTAGCTGCGGCGATGATGTTGCTTGACACCATTCGCGGTTCCATTGGGGTGACGGTCAACGTGTCGCGCTTTAGCGGCCATTGAGTAATCTCTCCGCCGCGCTGTCGCATCGTTTTGCCGCGCACTGCCTCACTGGAATTGCCAACAAAACCCGCGTCGATCATTTCGACAAGCAAATCAACGTACTTTGCGCGACGATTCAAGACGCGCTCAACGAAAATCCCGGTGTCGTCTGTCTTGGCTGTTTTCCAATCGACGAATCCGAGCACTTGTGAATCATCCATGCCCGTCGAATCAGGGTCTAGACCGTGCTCAAAATCGACATAAAGCATGCCTAAATCGGTGTAGCCACTCTCGAAACGGGTGTTTTTAGTGAAAAACTCGCCCGCAAGGTCTTTGCCACCGAATAGAACGATGTAGTTGCCGACAACAATGTCGTTTTGCGACTTTGACAGGGCTTTTAAGTGGTTGCTCATAGCTCCCCTTCGGGCGTAAAAAAACCCGCACAGAGCGGGTTTATGGTGTTGTTTTGGCGCTTTTTCACGGGTTGTTTACCGGGCTTGCGGGAGTCGCGCCCATTAAACGAGCCGGCAACTTCGCAGATTCGCCGCCCATTGGGTCTAAATCCTCGATCATGCGGATTTCGTCTTGTGTCATCCATGCCGGTGAACCACCAGAGCCGAGCGCCTTAGCGAAATACTCTGATCGGTCTTTTGCTTGCGCGCGCATAAGGCCGTTCGCGTTGAATTTCCAGTAGTAGCCGCTTTTCCGCTCCGCTTCGGTCAATAAATTGACGTCTGCGGACTCTTGAATGCGCGTGTACCAAGGGTCTTTCGTTTGCGCGCGGTCAGCGGTAAACATTGCCTCCGCGCTGGCGTAGGTGCTTGTTTTGTCGCCGCTGTAACCGATAACCAGAGGGATAACACCGAAAAACCGGCATACTTCCTCTATCTGGTGATCACGCGTCTCTAAATGCTGCGCGTCAATTCCCGACATAGAGGTCGATACCCATTTCGCATTGCGATCTAGCACCATCGGAGCGCCGGACATATCCGCTCCCGCTTGTTTTTTGAGCCAATTCACTAAGGCTTCGTGCGACGCTTTGTCGAGCGTGCCGTCAACGGAGTAAACGCCGGATGTTCGGATTCCGTTTGAGTGCAAACTAGCGTGCGAATCTTCCAGCGCGACCGACAATCCGAGCGCTTCACGGACAATACTTAGCGTGTCAACGCCTAGGAAACCGTCCCACGATAGGCCGCGAACGTGCCATATTAGGTTTGACGGAATCTCTTTCTTTACGCCGTCGCCGCCGCGCACGTTGTAAACGATGCTCCAGTCGTCTTTCTGTTCAGCAGTTACGCGCGACGGGTCGAGAATGATTAGTTCAGCGATCTGCCCGCGATAGAAGTTCTTGAAAACGTAGGCGTTGCCCATACAGGCATGAAGCGCAAGCGTTTCACGGAATTCGTAGGACGTTTGCCAGCCGTTCGGCTTGACCGTCAACACATCGTAGAGCGGATGCTCACGCGCGACACGTTTACGCTGTAGCCCGCCCTCGTCATAGTCTTGCATGAGCTTAAACGGCACCTGCGCGACGCCCGTAGCGATGTGCCGCATACAAGCGAGCGCCGCAGATACCCTAAACGCGGTGTTTAAGTTGACCGCCGGGCCTGCTTTCGACTTCACGCCGCCGTTAATAAGCTCTATCCACTTGTCATAGATGTTGCTGCCTACCGACTTACGCTCAAACGAGCGCGACAAGACGCCCATTATTTAGCGCCTCGCGCAACCAAAAGACCGGCCACAATTGAAAAAACACCCGCGCAAACGTACCCCGCCGGTGCAAATACTTGCCACGCACCATAGCTAACGCTGCCAGCGCCCGCGAGCATCAGAAGGTCAGGAAGCCACGATAGCGCGGCCTGTGCGTGTGTTTTCAAGTAGTTTCCCAAAATGATTTTTCAGTGGTTTCTGCCATTGGCATAACACCAACAGCCATAGCCAGCGCCACCATGCCGTCAATACGGCCTCGCGCCTTGCCTTTGTCGAACTTGCGCGCGCCTGAGTCGCCAATTACTACGGCGTTAGCAGCGCACATCGTTAAAACAGGGTGATTCCCGTGCTTTAACGACACGTTCAACAGTTTTGTTTCTAGTTCCCGTAGTGCGGGGGTCATCGATAACGTCCCCTGCCCATACGGTTCAAATTTCTCTAGCTCGTCGTCGCTGAATCCAGCCTTCACAAGCCACGGTTTCAAGTGGTTAAACAGCGCTCTGTCGAATGCGATCTTGACCACATCGTGCGCATCAAACAGCCCGCGCATGAATTCGGCGATGAATTCGTACTCAATGGCCTTGCCCGGCGTCGTCAACAGCTTCCCGTCGCGCTCCCACACGTCGTAAGGCACTCTGTCCTTGCGTGACTTTTCAATCAGCCCTTCATGCGGTAGCCAGAAAGTCGGGTGAACGTCGCCACCCTCAGTAACCAACACCAGCGCGGTTAAGTCGGCAACGCTTGAGAGGTCAAGACCGCCCCAAACCTTTTGCCGCTCAATTGGGAACGGTGGTTCGCCGTTGGCTTTCCACACATTCCGCGATATGAACGGACTTGCCATATCGACGCGCTGATTAAGAATCAGGTTGCGGAACTCGTTTTCTTCCGCTGGCAACTGCATTGCTTTCTTGCACTGCTTTTCCACGTCATCCAACGACCGGAACACACCGAGCGCGGGGTTAGCTGCCGCCCATGCCTTCGGGTCATCAATCGCGCAATCTTCCGGCGCGGCGTACACATGGCACACCACACGCGGATCCGGCGCGGCTTTCTGTGCGTCTAGCCACGTAGAAAACATATCCGCGTCTGTAGGTGCCTGCGTACTGATCGCAATCAGTAACGGGTTTTTGTAGGCCCCCTGTGCGGACGTGATCGCCGTGACGAATTTGTCTGTAGGGCCTTCTACCTGTCCGACCTCGTCAAGAATGGCAAGTATGGGAGACAGTCCGTGCGCAGTCTTGCCCTCAGCCGCTAACGCGCGATAGAGCACATTACGCGCAAGGCCAATCAACCGTTTGCCGCTAGGCTGAATCCGCACCAGCTTGGAAAGCGTAGGACTCAAGTCCACCATTTTCCGAGCGAGTTCAAATATGACCGCTGCCTGTTCTTTGCTTCGTGCGCCGCTAACGATCTGCGAGTTCAGCACCGCTTCCGGCCCTACTAAGTGAGCAAGTAGCAGCGCCGCAATCAACGCTGTTTTGCCGTTCTTACGAGCGATTGACAAGTAAGCGGAGTGCGTACCGTAAGGATTGTCGTAAACATCTAGAAGGAACCTGCGCTGAAATGGTTCCAGCTTCATCGGCTTTCCAATGTGCTCGCCTTCCGGGGTCGGCACATATCGCTCTACAAACGCGCATACCTTTTCGCCGCGCGTCATCTTGCTCACGACGCTAGCAAATCCTCGTCTTGCAATTCCTCGCGCGCCTTTTCTGCGCCGCGCTGAACCTTGCGGCGTTGCGCGTCTTTCTCAGCGTCACCAGACGCCCTGCCGCCCATGCGGAGGGTACGCATCAATGCCATCTCGCGACGCGCGTATTGCTCCAGCACGGCAACACGCGGGTTAACGCACATCGTGCCACGGTCGTTTGCAATCACCGTCGATTCGCCGTCTAGTGTGGCCTGCTCAATCTCAATGTCAGACTGGCATTTAGCAAGCTGCGAGGCCACCACTAAATCAGCCTCCGACCATTCGTCCCTCGCGCGCGCGCGCACAATGCCAGCCCAAAACGGCAAATC